TGATTCGCCATAAACGTCTCAATCACTGGCACACCGTTGACCCTAGTCAGGTACACCCACGGGTAGTTCGCAACCAGTTCAACATCCACGCCGATTCGTTTCAATCGTTTCACGAAACTTGCAATGAGTCGCCGGTTCATTGGTCTTCTCCTTGCAATCGTAAGCATTTCCAGTTTGCATCCTTTTGCTTACTTAAAATCCGCACTACCGTGCGGGAAAAAGTCATGCGTCCTTGCCCTTCAACTTCTTCAACGCAGTCACAACCCGATACACGCCAGCTTTCTTCTTCAAATTCTCCAACGCAGTCACAACCCGATACACGCCAGCTTTCTTCTGCATATCTTCGTCGGTTGGGTTGAGTAAGTACACTGCCTCTTCAAGTGCTTCTCGCAGTTCGTTAATTTCTTTGGCTGAGAGGTACACGCCACCATACTTCGCCACGTCCACCTTACACTCATCAGGACGATGCTTCTCTTCCCAGTCTGTTAGCTTCTGTAAGGGATCAGCATCATCATCCACATCCTTGCCATCCTCATACCACTCAATATCGTAGGGAATCGTATACCCTGCCGCACGTAGAAAGTTATGGAACTCACGTGTGGCTTCATCCCATGTCGTGCCCTCACCGGACAAGGTCATGGTCATCTCCTGTAGGGGAGAAGGGTCTGACAGTGGGCCAAGTGGCGTGTCCCATGTTTCGGGTGTGTACGTAAGTTTAATCATATCTTACTCCTCGTGTTTAATAAAATCCCATCGCCCTGCCGAACCCGAAGGCACTGACGAAAGCGAAGTATACTGTGAGTATCATAACCCACACAAGACCCCTACGCCAATTCGCATAGGACTGTATTACCACTCCGACAAAGGATATTGGGTATACAATCCGCATGTCAGGGGCACTCGCATTGATTGCTAAGTACATACTTGCAATGACTGCAAGCACAAGACCTATCAACTCACACCAGAAAGATATTCTATCGCTCTGGTAACTATTTCTCCAGAACTCAGAGACACTAGGCATTTGTGTACTTCTCAATGGCATCTTCTAAGTCATTACAAAACATACATGCAGGGATAGGCTTGTTGGGTGCAGGCTTCAGTTGATCGACTAGCACACGCCACCGATCATACGCCTCGTGGTCATCTTCCATGTTAGCTTCATTGGATAGGAACAGTGCCCATACGTAAGCACACTCCCCCGTTAATCCAATACTGTATCCATTCGGACGTTCTACATACGGTAGCTTACTCATCCTTTCTTTTCTCCCTTAGTAATTTTCTTAGCATTGACTTTAAGCCAACACGTTGCACATGAGTAGAACTGTCCTTGTTCAATTAATACTGCATTCTCTTTGCAGGTACTACACTTCGGTTGCTTTTCCATTACCAACACTCCATGGCTTTGTGATTGTCCAGTGACCGAAGGGTACAACACCATGCCATTCCTTTTCAAATAATTTCTGAGGTCTTCCCGGAGTGAACCTACCAGTCCTAGGTTGTAACCCTAGCCTGTCTCTGTACTTGGCCACATGTCTTTGTACAGATCTTTTAGTGACTCCTAACTCTTTTCCTATTTGCTGTGCAGGTACATCCTGTTCCCACAACTCAATCAGCCTTTCCTCCCGCTCATGATTCCACAGTTTCTTTGTGTCTCGATCCGCTCTGTCTGGATCTGACCAGTACCCATCACTCATTGACTAACCTCTGACATATGCTGTTTATACAAATCTAATATTGGAAATAGCTGATCATGCTTTGCGTATTTCCGCATACCATGACCGTAATTCCTTTCAGCACAAACTTCCATGAATTTTTCTTTGTTTATCCATCCAACAAAATCTACAAAGTATTTATCCTCTGTGCTGTGACCGAGAACCCCAATGTCTGCTTTGAAACTATCGAAGCCATCAAAGATCAAATCAGGGTCATCTCTTCGTGAGCATTTTACATCGACAGTTAATCCATTCGATAAGACATAGTCTATGCCACCATCCGCACGAACAGTCACTTGAGTAGGTTCTAATTTAAACAACTTAGAAAAAGCATACTCACCTTTGAAGCCTAAGCCATTAGAACTTTCCCGGCTGTGTCTTTCTTTGGATTCTTCAATGCGAGGCTGTGCCTTCTGTTCTCTACAGATAGCTACTGTCTCTTCCCCCATACCAGCGCAGTTCTTAACTTCTTCCTCAGATAAAAATACACGGATCTTCATGCGTGTGCCCTTTTGATTGCTAACGAATCTCTGAGTCTACACCAAACGACAGGCATAAAAAAGCCCCTCCGAAGAGGGGCACAGCTTTGTTGGAGACTAAGCCACGATGTCCTGAACCATTGCGGGAGGGAAATATTTCAGGTCATCTGGGAGTAATACTACACGACAGTTTACGTATGGGTCAAGCATTTTTTTAATCTTTAATGACTTTTGACTGGCATCTTTATCTAAGGCAATAGCGATCTCATCAAAGGCCATCAGGTCTTTAATACGTGATTCATGGAAGGTAGTTCCTAAGATAGCAATCCCTGTGTAGCCTGCCTTATCAACTGAACATGCGCTCACACAGTCCTCAACTATCACTCCTAACTCTTTGTTTTTATTAGTTATGTACATAATATCTTTGTTGGTATCATAGCGTCGCCACTTAGGAATCTGGTTGATCAGACTACGACCAACAGCACCAACTAACTGATCCTCTTCATCATGCACTAAGAACACTGCACGATTCTCTCGTATGTCTAACCACACATCTTCAGGATCTAAATTATATTGATCTATGTATTCTTCAAGGAGAGGAGATGTCCTACGTACAATCTGATCAGGAAGACTGAATGTTTGTACAGTATTATCTTCCACCCACCCTTGGCGGGATAGGGTAATTCTAGTACGAATATCATCCGCTGAGAACTTAGTTCTTTTCTTACCTGAACAGTCACACGATGCTTTGTAGCAATTCCAAACTAAATTCCCTTGCTTCTTGGAGATGGTGAAGGTATTCCTCCCACCACAGCAAGGACAGTTCGTACGTTCAGTATCGCCCTCAGATAAATTTACTGAATCTAAAAAGGTTTGCAAATTCATAATTTTGGAATTTCCTATATGGAATCTATACGTGAGAAATCATGAACTACAAAAAAGTTCCCGTCAACCCCTTGTCAGTTACAAAGATCCATGATAGGGTACTGGGTTATGAAAGCCCGGAAAGTATATATTTATATAAAATAAACCTTATAAGTATTCTTATATATATGTATTTATATACAGAAATACTTTTAAGGTTTGGTGCTTGTAAAGGTTTTGTTTACATGTTGTTATGTTCTGGCATGTACTAAACGGGAGAAAATAGTTATGCGGAATAAAATTTTCTATTTCCATCCAGTAAAAAAGCGCGTATCTGATACGACACTGCTAAACTTCATGCTGTCTTATCGTGTGGACTGTCAGGTTTCGGATTATGATCGCGGAATGTTTGAAGCCCGGTCAGGTTCAGATAGTGTCTGGGGTAATAGTCCGAGGGATGCATTGCGCGGCCTTTATATTCTGTACAATGGAGTGCCGTCTTAATGTTTGGAATTTTATTGTGGCCTTTTATTTGGCGAATGTTTTTAATTTATGTGATTATTGTTTACTTGTAAGACTATCAGCGGGAGAGAATAGTTATGCAGACAAAAACTAGCACAATTTATCAGAAGAGTATCAAAGACCCGGCGGACTATGCGCACAACCTGTTGAAGGTTCCTAGTTCTAAGAAGCTTGGGGCGGCGGGTAAGCTTGTAAAGAAAGGCCGCTTGAAAGGGGCGGAGGTTTTCACGTTAACATTGACCGAGCGGGAAACGTGCCCGGAATCGTGCGGACACTGGTCCGACTGCTACGGAAACAATATGCCATTCGCGCATCGATTCAAGGCCGGTCCTGAATTGGAATCACGCCTAGAAAAAGAGGTTGCGGAAAAGTGTTACAAGGCCGCAATGAAAGGCCGAAAGGTTCTAGTCCGCTTGCATGTACTAGGCGACTTCTATTCTGATTCGTACGTGCGACTCTGGGATAATCTGATGGCCCGATTCGATAACCTGAATGTCTGGGGCTATACCCATGTGACCGAGCAGGATAACTATCTGGTCTATCATTTATTGCATCGCATGCGAATCGAATTCGGTAGTCGCTGGGCCGTGCGCTGGTCTGATCAACCGGGCTGGGAATTCTCAGCAAACAGTGAAGACATACAGAAACCAGAAAAGGGAAAGGCTATTGTATGCCCAGAACAGGAAGGGAAAACGCTAGCCTGTACCACTTGCGCCCTGTGCTGGGAAAAAGACAATGTGCAGATAATTTTCAAAACCCATTGACGGGGCTTTTATTTCTGTAGTTTAATCGCGACTAGGCAATACCGCCTATTACTTGGAGACTAGCAAAATGAATGCATTTACTGATTTTGGTTCTGTTCTTACTGATGCGAATGGCACGGTCACTGTCACGCATGACGATATCACGGACGTTTCACTGTTCGCTGATCAGGGTTCAGTGATCAAGGCCCCACTGTTCGATGCTCACGGGAGAGAGTTATCTAACTATTTCGGGCTGGCTAATACTGTTACCGGCGAGTTGCTGGACAGTCCGCCAGTGTCGAAAGGTTATAAAATCGTTGATCATGCGAAGGCCTTTCAAGCCCAAGCGCAAACGATTCTAGGAAACCCCGAACTACCCCATGGCAATTTTACTGTCGTTGATAAAATTATCAGGGGCGGTAGGAAAGCAACCCGGGCTATTTATTTCAACGATCTCACATGGGACATTGACGGCAGGGGTCAAGGTATCACTGCCCGGGCTGATCTGATCAATTCAATTGATATGTCTAGTGCCTTTCAGATATTCGCTGGGGCTTATCGTGAATATTGCGAGAATACGTGTGTGTTTGGCGGTGCTAAAACCTATCACCAGAAACAAAAACACACGCGCAACCTAAGCCCTGAGGCGCTAATTGCGAAGGCTACGCTTTCAATGGCTATGTTCGATCAGCACCGGGAGCAGATGCAAGCTTGGAAGGTTATCGACTTGCACCCGTCTCAATGGGTTGAAATCATGGAGCAGACACTCTGTGCCAACACCGGGAAAGGCCGTGCGCTTGCAAACGATAAGGCCGTGAAGGTTAACGGAAAGCTTTTGGACTATATGGTTCACCGCTTCGAGCAGGAATCTAAGAGTCTGGGCAATACTGCATGGGCAGGCTATAACGCGCTGACTCATTGGGCTACCCATACGGATGAAAGCTTCGAGCGGGTACGTGAAGACGGGACTGTGGTTGAACTGCAAACCAGCCGTAAAGGTTCTAATCGTGATCTGGTCCAGCTGGAACGCAATGAGAAGGTTCGGAAGGTTTTAGATTCTGAACAGTGGTTAGCCTTGGAAGGGGTTGCGGCATGACATTAGATTTATTCACGGTAATTGTTTATCTAGCCGTATTTTCTGGCTGGTTAGGCATAGGCGGCCTGATCGCATGGTGTCTCGGATATCGTGATTAAGCTTTAAAGGTTCCCTCACTTAGCCCCTCATCGCAGGGGCTTTTTTTTGTCCTGAATTTCTGCTATGGTCTGGACTCACTTTTATTAACGGAGACTAATATTATGAATAACCAGCAAATCAACACTATTTCAGCCCTAGAGAATTTCGCCGGGTATCGCTCGGACATTCTAGAAGTGAAGCAAACCAACACGCTGACCAATGGACGGCCTATCATCAAGGTTCGTTATCGGGGCGCAGGCATGAGCCGCTATGAGGTTTTCTTTGAATTGAACGAAAAAGGGAAGCCAGTAAAGGCCAACGGTTATGAGTATATCGGTTGCGTCTTTGATATGTCTTTCAAAGAAGCGACAGAACAGGCCCGGGCATTATGTGCGTTGAGTCATTTATTGGTTGATGAATTAAAACTAGCCAGCGAAGCCGCTTAAACCTTACAAGCCCACTCACAAGGCCCCTCATTGCAGGGGCTTTTTTATGCCTGTTTAATACGTAAATCGACGCTGGTCTGATCCGGGTACCCTAGTACCAGCTGGCTAGTGATCGTCTCATGACGGGCTTGTGAGAGTGTCTGAGAGGGGTGGGGTTATTGAGTAGGCGGTATACATGCTCACAACCAGCCCCGCACGGCCCCTGAATAATCGTCAGCTGGTGACAAGGGGCGGAGAGTTATTACCCCAGCCTATCCCGGCAGAAGAACCCGACAGAATCCATGCCAAGCTCGGTTTGAATCCGATTCGCAGGTTAACTATCCAGAAAAAGCTTGGAAAACAAAGACTTAGCAGGGGCCGGGTATGGGCCACCCCCCCACCTGTACGTTATCGTATACAGCATGTACAACGGATAGGGTTAGGGGGTGTCAAAATATACAGTAAAATATATCTGTACAGATATTGTGCATGGGTGGAATGTAAAATTTGGGGTGTGAGCTAGTCACATAGAAATGTTTGTATGAAAAAACACTTGCGGGAGGCTTAACTTTAAAGTATACTTAAAAGTATATTTTATACTTAAACATATAAACAAAAAGAACCTATAAACAAACTATAAATATAAAAAACCTTTTCAGTTAACCTTTAAAGCTTTAACTATAAAGTACGTTTTACTCATAGATCTTCTTTTGTAAACATCATCTCTTGCATTTATTATACGTAACCAATACAATACCTTACGGGAGGGTTTGTAAAAAGGAATGAACTTTATGCCTTATCGTGATGATAAAGCACACTTTTTTGTACACAAAGACTCAGACTACCTCAAAGAGTTACGTAGACTCTCATCTGTACCGGACTTCCACAGACCCCCCTCAGAACGCTTCTTAAACGCATTCTACGGCTCTCTAACGGACGCTAGCACAGACCCTAGTAGGGTACTACCACACAGTGACTTATTTTACGTGAGAGCGGCTTTAGAGGCTAAATTCCCAGATCGTCTCTTCACCATGCAGGAAATTAAGGAATTAATTTTAGAAATTTATGGTGTTGACTATTGACTTTTTGTAAATCAAATGGATAACGGCAACTTGCGACGCATAATTCTACTTTGGGGAGTGGTCCTTCCGACCTCGGGAGTTGTATGTCTACATAGCTGGTGCAACGCTAGCCGTCGCTTCTCTACAAGGAATACAATGTGTCTATTACAATTGCGGATGACATCAGAGATTGGTCAATTAACGTGCTAGAAGTTTCAAACCCTGACTTACCGGGAGGCATGTCTGCCTGCCCCTTCGCAAGGAAGGCGTGGTTAGATGATCAAGTACGTATTGTTGAATGTGAAGATGTCTTAATGCAGACCATATTGGAGTGTGGACACTTCGACCCAGATCAAGCAAGTCTGGTTATTTGTGCATCTTACAACTTACCAGATGCAACTGAGTTGTACGATTGGACTTCAGCCATGAATGCCTTTGCTTCTAAAGCAGATATTCATGTGATGTCTTTCCATCCTGACTTCGGGGCGGAAGAAGCTGAGTTAGACTTTTTGTACTTAAATGAATGGCAATCCTCTCTGGAGGAACCCTACTGTATGATGTTTATTCAATCGCTGTCTCAAGTCGATGATGCATCATTACTTCTAGAAGATAAGGGTTACTATTCCGTATACCCTGAAGATGAATATCATGAACTTGTAATTGAAAGAAGGAAACGTCGTAATGGCTATGAAACCTCGTAAGATGACCCGCAAGACCACAATGAAGCGTGGCGGTGGTATGACTGAAAAGAAGAAGACTACTAAGATGGCGATGGGAGGAATGACTTCCGGTACCATGCGTCCACAATCTGCTAATGCAGGTGCATCTGTACCTCCAAGCCAGAAGTCTACAACTGGCATGAAGCGTGGTGGCATGGCTAAGAAGACGACCATGATGCGAGGCGGTGCAACCGCTAAAGTTGGCAAGGCCAACGGCGGAATGACCAAAGCGAAGAAGAAGTAATCTAAGTGACTATCGCAAGAGACAGCAGAACACGTTCTGAAATAGTAGCAGTTTCTACGGACGATAGTCCCGTTACTATATACACGTGCCCAGCTAATTGTAAGGCACACATGAACCTGCTGTTTTTTACGAATGCCTCAGCCAATGCCAGTGATGTAAATGTGCAATGGTACAGAGCATCCAAGACCACTTCGTATTTCATCATTGGCGGTAAGAACCTAGCTCAAGGTGAGTTTGTACAGTTTGATGGTGGGGCATTCATTGTTTTAGAACCGGGTGATTACATCACGATAGAAACGACAAATACTGCAGGATCAGGCACACCAGATATGGATGCCTTCTGCACCGTCGAAGAATTCTTCTTACCTGAGCAGTCAGGGGTACGATAACCATGCCAGCTAAAAAGAAAGCCAAGAGTCGAGTTAATGAGGCTGGGAACTACACCAAACCAACCATGCGAAAGAACTTATTCAATAAGATCAAAGCGGGAGGTAAAGGCGGTAAGCCCGGCCAATGGTCAGCACGAAAAGCACAGATGCTTGCCAAAGAATACAAAGCCAAAGGTGGCGGCTACAAATCATGAAGAAGCCCCAGAAAAGCCTAAAGGATTGGACCAAGCAGAAGTGGCGTACCAAGAGTGGCAAGCCTTCGACTCAAGGGCCAAAAGCCACTGGCGAGCGTTACCTGCCAGAGAAAGCAATCAAGAGTCTTTCGGACAAAGAGTATGCCGCTACTACCAGAGCCAAGCGGAAGGCGACTAAGGCTGGCAAGCAAGTCGCCAAGCAACCCAAGAAGATTGCCAAGAAGACAGCAAAGTATAGGTAAGCATGCTTAAAGTATTTGTAGGTTACGATCCAAGAGAGGCTGTTGTATATCATGCATGTTGCCAGTCGATCATTCAGCATGCCAAACAACCTGTTGCGATTATTCCACTTGCATTGAATACCCTACATGAATACAACGAGGTACACAGTGATGGGAGTAATGCATTTATCTACTCTCGTTTTCTTGTACCCTATCTTTGTAACTTTGAAGGGCAGGCTATCTTTATTGATGGCGACATGATCTGCAAAGAAGATATTGCAGGACTATTTGAACACTACAAAGTTGGCTGTGCTGTCCATGTTGCAAAGCATGAATACACAACCAAGCACCCCATTAAATATTTAGGTAATTCCAACGACGACTACCCAAGAAAGAATTGGTCAAGTGTGATGTTGTGGAATTGCAGTCATCCAGCCAACAAGGTACTAACCCCTGAGTTTGTAGAGAAGCAAACAGGGGATTACCTACATCGTTTTAAATGGTTGGATGATGGCATTGTCGGTGAGCTACCCCTTGAGTGGAACTGGCTCGTTGAAGAATACGAACACAATGATGATGCAAAGTTATTGCACTACACCATCGGCGCACCCTGCTTCGGTGAGTATGCAAACTGTGATCACTCAAGCGATTGGTATGAACATTGTGTTGGCATGCTACAAGGAATGGAAAAGTAATGGCCACAACAAAAGATGTTGAGCGTTTATCTTCTGGGCGTTTGAAGTATCGTGGAGAAACCTTCCCCGGATACAACAAGCCGAAGCGGACCCCTGACGGTCCTAAAGCCAAAGCTGTGCTTGCTAAGAAAGATGACCAAGTTAAGTTAGTCCGCTTTGGTGACCCAGATATGAAGAACCGCCCAAGTAACCCGGATGCCCGTAAATCATTCAGGGCACGGCATAAGTGTGATACTGCAAAAGATAAATTCACGGCTCGCTATTGGGCCTGTAAGGACTGGTGATGGCGTTGAAAGCTTCATATTTAAATCCTAAGAGGGACTACACTGAGAAGCAGTTAGCTTTTCTGGAAGCTTTAGGCTCAACAGCCCAAGGCAATATCCGTATGGCAATGCGGGAGGCAGGATACTCCGATAGCACCCATCAGAAAGAAGTCATTAACCTACTTCAAGATGAGATGATTGCTATTGCCAATACGATCTTAGCCACTCACTCTGCACAGGCCGCTTTTGGTCTTGTCGGTGTATTGGATGAACCAACAGCCATGGGTGCTAAGAATGCCATCACAGCCGCTACACAGGTCCTAGACCGTGTCGGTATTGTGAAGAAAGAAAAAGTGGAAGTAAGCACTGATACAGGCGGACTGTTCATCTTACCTCCTAAGAAGGACGATGAGTCTAACTGACGCTGAAAAGCAACAAATCAAGGATGCATTGTTTCCTGATTCGTATGAGATGACTGGACGGGGGAGACCCCGTTTTCTATTAGTCTACGATCAAGATCCTGCCAGTAAGAAAGATAAACGACGCTACAACTTAAACCATGAGGCGTATGGGCATCTATTGCAGGCTATCTACTCAATGCGTGAAGGTGTCTCCTATCGACAGGTAGCGGACTATCTATCCACAAATTGCGGTACTAATGTAACCTACGAATCCTGTCGTCGTGTATTTAGCCAGATTGTAGAGATCTTCCCTGAGTGGGCAGACTACCGGGCACAAGCACACGGTGGTAGCAAAAATAACATCCAATCTAATAATTACAAGGATAAGAAAAAACAAAAAGAGATTAAGCAGAAGTCTACGCTAAAGCGTAAGATTAACTTACTCAAAAAAGAATACGACACGATTGAAAATAAGAATAACCCGGAGCAATCTCCACAAGAAGAAGAGCAGACCTCTATCTTAGAAAATGCTGAGGTCATTGGTGGGGGCAATAATAAGAATGCAGACAATGCCCCCGTTATTTTTCAGCCTAACCCCGGGCCTCAAACTGAATTCTTATCCTCGACAGAACGGGAAGTTTTGTATGGTGGAGCCGCAGGTGGCGGTAAGTCCTACGCATTGATTGCTGACCCAGTTCGTTATTTCAGCAATAAAAACTTTAATGGCATCCTGCTACGTCGTACCAACGATGAATTGCGGGAACTGATCTGGAAGACTCAAGAGTTATACCCCCAAGTCTATAAAGGGGCAAAGTGGTCCGAGCGTAAGTCTCAATGGAACTTCCCTTCAGGGGCAAGGCTCTGGTTAACCTACCTCGATAGAGACGAAGACGTTCTACGTTACCAAGGTCAGGCATTTAGTTGGATTGGCTTTGATGAGTTAACGCAGAACCCTACGCCTTTTGCGTGGGACTACATGCGTTCTCGTCTACGTACAACAGACCCTTCTTTACCTTTGTGTATGCGAGCAACAACCAACCCGGGAGGTCCGGGCCATGGTTGGGTCAAGAAGATGTTTATCGACCCTGCCCCTGCAAATGATGCGTTCTGTGCAAGGGACTTAGAGACCAACGAAGAGCTACGCTACCCAGCAACCCATAAGAAAGCGAATGAGCCACTCTTCTTTAGACGCTTTATTCCTGCAACTCTAAAAGACAATCCGTACCTGTTTGATGAAGGCTCGTACGAAGCCAACCTGCTCTCTCTGCCAGAACAACAAAGACGGCAGTTATTAGAAGGTGACTGGATGATTGCGGAAGGTGCGGCCTTCCCAGAGTTTAGTGCGTACACGCATGTTGTTGAGCCTTTTGATATACCGCACACATGGCGCAGGTTTAGAAGCTGTGACTTTGGATATACCACCTACTCTGCGGTGTTGTGGTTTGCAATTGACCCTGCATACGAAACTTTAATTGTATACAGAGAATTGTACGTCAGTAAGAAGACTGCCCGAGAATTAGCCCGGCTAGTCATGCAAGCTGAAGAAGGCGAGAAGATCAGCTACGGCGTATTGGATAGCTCAACGTGGCATAAGCGTGGTCACACAGGCCCTTCTATTGCAGAAGAGATGATTGCTGAAGGATGTCGTTGGAGACCTGCGGATCGGACTGCAGGTTCTCGTGTGGCAGGTAAGAACAGGTTACACGAAATCCTTCGTTTTGATGAAGAGATTGAAAAGCCCGGGATTATTTTCTTTAACGACTGCAGACAAATCATTGCAGATTTACAGGTCATTCCTTCTGACCCTAAAGGTAGTGATGACATCGATGTTCGCTATGCAAGTGACCACACATACGACGCACTGCGCTATGGAATCATGTCCCGCCCAAGATCAAAAAGTTTATTTGATTTTGAAGAAAGTTTGGATAAAACGGGGTGGCAACCGTTCGATAAAGTATTCGGATACTAATGGATGTATAAATGGCTATTGTAGATAAACCAGAATTTGATCAAGACGAGACTCTGATCCTAGAGGATTCAGATGATCAACAAGAAGACGCAATTTACGGTGGCTTTATTGACATCGTTCGTGAGAAATACAACCGGTCTAAAGATAAGCGGCTTTCCGACGAAGAGCGTTGGCTAAGAGCCTATAAGAATTACAGAGGGGTGTACGATGACACGACGAAGTTCACCGAGACTGAGCGTTCGCAAGTGTTCATTAAGGTCACGAAGACGAAAGTTCTCGCGGCGTACAGTCAAATTATCGATGTTCTCTTTGCCGGTAACAAGTTTCCAATCGGTATTGAGCCGACCCAAATTCCTGAAGGCATTAAAGACACAGTTCATGTTGATGCGGCGGTACCAGACCAACTCCAAGAAATCTACGACGAGCTAAACGTAGGCTATGCAGGGGATAGTACAGAGATCCCTGAAGGTGCTGTCCGTCCGGGGGACATTAACCCGATCAAAGAACAGGTTGCAGGCATTGAAGAAGACCTTAAAGCAGGTCCCGGCAACACACCCACTGCGGCAATCTATGAGCCAGCCCTAGAAGCGGCTAAGTTCATGGAGAAGAAGATCCACGATCAACTCGATGAGTCAGATGCAAGCAAGCATTTACGCTTTGCGGCCTTTGAGATGGCCCTGTTTGGTACTGGTATTATCAAAGGACCTTTTGCTCACGACGTAGAATACCCGAACTGGGATGAAAACGGGGCATACACTCCGATCATGCGGACGATGCCTCGCATTGAAGCGGTGTCTATCTGGAACTTCTACCCTGATTCTGACGCAACCAACATGACCGATTCGGAGTATGTCGTCTACCGGCACAAGATGTCCCGTACTGACATGCGAGAATTGAAGAATCGTCCCTTCTTCCGGGACACTGCAGTTGAGCGGTCTATCGAACAAGGCCCTAATTACAACAATGAATACTGGGAAGATGTCATTGACGACACAAGTTACCGTCAAACTGTCTATCGCTGGGAAGTTTTAGAGTATTGGGGCGTTATTGACCGAGAAACTGCCGAAGATGCAGGTCTGAAGCTCACAAAAGAGCTTAAAAAGTTCGATCAGATCCAAATTAACACTTGGATTTGCGGAGATAACATCTTACGGCTTGTTTTGAACCCATTTAAGCCTACTCGCATCCCATTTTACGCTACACCGTACGAATTAAACCCATATTCCTTCTTTGGAGTCGGTGTTGGCGAGAATATGGAAGATACACAGACTTTAATGAACGGATTTATGCGGATGGCAGTCGATAATGCCATGTTATCCGGTAATTTGATCTTTGAAGTGGATGAAACCTCTTTAGTACCGGGTCAGGACCTCTCTGTCTACCCCGGAAAAGTCTTTCGTCGGCAGGGTGGCGCACCCGGTCAAGCATTATTCTCTACAAAATATCAGAATGTATCCAGTGAGAATATGATGTTGTTCGACAAATCGCGTCAGCTTGCTGATGAATCTACTGGTATCCCGTCGTTCTCTCACGGACAGACAGGTGTCACTGGCGTTGGCCGTACAGCCTCTGGTATTTCCATGCTGATGGGTGCCGCCGCTCAGAACATTAAGACGGTGGTCAAAAATATTGACGACTATCTTCTTGCTCCTTTGGGCAAGGCTATGTTCGCCTTCAACATGCAGTTTGACTACGACAAGAAAGCGAAAGGAGATCTCTCTGTCAGGGCACAGGGTACAGAATCTCTCATGCGGAATGAGATCCGCTCACAGCGTCTGATGCAAATGATGCAGTTAGGAGCAAACCCAGCGTTGGCCCCAATGATTAAGTTTGATTACATCATTCGGGAGATTGCCGCTTCACTCGACTTGGACGAAGACAAGATTATCAACGATCCAAGAGAAGCCGCAGTGCAAGCAATGCTCATGAAAGAATACCAAGCGGAGATGCAAGCACAGCAACCCCAGCAAACACCACAGCAGGGACAAGAGGGCACACCTACCCCAGATAATCCTGCAGGTGTAGGGGCGGGTAACATCGGTCCGGGTAATGCACCTGAACCCGGTGCCCCCGGCTTTTCAGGTAATGCGGGAACACCACCGACTGAGGAACCCCCAGCATAATGTCCCCTGATATCGCAAAGAAACTTTTACCCGTAGTTAATGTCGAGAAACACAAAAATGCTTTATGGGCATATGCCGTAGAGCGCATTGGCTATTTACATCGCCAGTTAGAGATTGCTACTTCGTACGAAGAAGTCAAAGAGCTTCAAGGTGGCCTGAAAGAAATGCGTAAGTTCTTGACGTTAAAAGAAGAAGCCCACCAGAAAGCCAAGGAGACATAAGTGGCCGTTAAAGGTTTAGGGAAAGCATTAGGTGCAGTAAAAGACGAATTTTCAGATAGCGTTGAAAGTTTGGTTAATGCTTTTGGCATTCGTCGGGGACGACCTGAAGGACCTGAATATGTAACTCCTCCAGACCCTTCCCCTGAAGAATTAATGGAAGCACAAAAAGAAGCTTCCAAGCCTGTCTCTGAGGGAGGTTTAGGACTACCTCCTGAGAATACCCCTTTGGATCGTGCCCAAGCGCAGGGCTACAAAATACCTGTATATCATGGTGCTGAAGACGATACGTTACGCTCTGTCGATCCGATGTACGGCAAAGATCCTAGAACTTCAGGCCGAGGATTCTTTGGAGCTATGGACCCTCCTGAAGTAGCAGAAACATATGCTACACCTAGGTCTGGAGAAAAAGGTGTTGTTTTTCCTTTATTGATGCGAGACGACGCATTAGCTTCTGTAAAAGACGCTTCTTCACCCGCAAAAATTGGCCGTGTAGATTTTGGAGGCCAGAATTTTGATGATGCTGAAGATGCTATTCTTACTTTGCCAGACGGTACTGAATTAACTGTAGCAGAGGACTATCGTCTAGGTAGTCTGTCCACCGATGAACTAGTGGACATTGCTAAAGAGTATGACTTAGACGGCATTGAAGCAATTAATATTATCGACAGAGGCCCTAGAACATACCCCGGAACTAGAGAAGCTTTACAAGAAGCTGATTATGGCACTTCTGGTGGTACTGAGGCTATTACTTTTAGCGAGGGACTGCTTCGGGCACCTAACGCCGCATTTAATCCTGCCAAACGAGGTTCTCCAAGCTTAACCGCCGGTCTATCTGGTACGGCAATTGCCCTAGGACTTGTTGCAACCCCTGAAGAAGCCGAAGCCGCCTACATCCCCCTTAAAGCATTTGCCGAAGGCTCAGAAGCCGCTCAGGCATTATTCAAGAAAGCACAGAAGCGTATTGCTGAAGGTGCAGATACTCGTCCTAACGGTGAACTGTACAATGAGATGGGAGTGTACCGCTCTGAGGATGGAGACTTTAAAGTAGACGTTGCAGAACTTCGTGCAAGAGACGTTGAAAAAATGCAGGGACTGCAACAGTTCGCTGAAGATATCGATTTTTATTTATCTACCAATATCAGACGAAAAAAGAAGCTTGAGTATCCAATTACTCGCTACCTGCCCGAAGACTCTCCTATATTTGAAAACTTTCCTGAGTTAAAAGAAGTTAAAGTTAGCCTTCGCCCCCAACCTAAAAATTCTAATTATTTAGGTGAGTATAATCCAAATACAAAAGAAGTCATTGTTTACGCAGACAATGATCCTACAATCGACTATTCTCAATTTGAAGACGAACGAGCTAAAAAAATTCTCAACTCGTTTAACACGCTCTTTCACGAATTCCAGCACTACATTCAAGATGTAAAAAAAGCGGCCAATACGGGCTACAACACAGTTGCGTCGCTAGTAGCTACTAGAGGATTTAGAGAAGACTACAAAGACGCTGTTGACGCTTTAAAAACTATGCAACCCGGAGACATAGGATACGATCAGTTTAAAAATAAAGTTGATTCTGTTTTTGGAATGGTGCAAAAGTCCCTTTCTGCAAAACCAAAGTCTAAAGATGCACCTTCCCCTAGAGACGAGTTTCTTGCCGCTGATTTTGATGAAAAGCTAAAGAAGGTTGAAGATGTATTTAACACCTTTGAAAAGGGAAGTACAGATACAGATGAACTTATACAGTCTAGCCAGTTAGGCCACAACATTTACATCCGAGAGTTAGGTGAAGCTGAAGCTCGTTCTACCGGACTTAAAGCATTAATACCTGAAGGATCTGACCGGAAGGCTATCGGGGTTTTTTATCCTACGTCTGACGGAAAACAGATTGCTCTCAGAGCAGAAGATGTTTCTTTATATAATCAATTAGACCCTTCTCATGTTCTAGTCCGGGGCGTTCCTGCCTACGAAGATTTTACTGACATGGGAAAACTATACTTCCCAGAATCTGTTATGGGCCAAGAAGCATTAGAGCCTGAAATTGTTAAACAAGCTAAGAAAAGAAGCGGAGATGGTGGAAAGGGTACTGCCGCTGTCGTAGCAGGAGGTACAGCCGCAGGGTTAGCATCTCCTCCCTCAGAGGCTTTTGTTGAGGGAGTAGGGGAAGCTACCGGGCTATTTGAAGACGGCTCTCCTACGCCTTCTCTGTTCGACGTAGAGGGTGTTTCTGATGAGTTAGGTATCACCAATACATTTTTGCTTGACTTATTAGTTCCACGGACTAAACCGTATGATTTGATCTCCAATATTCCCGGTGTGGGCGAAACCATGATGGCCGCAGATGTCGCTCAAGGTTTGGGTAGCCCAGATGCAGAAACTCCAGATGAATTCACAGATACTCCAAGAGATGTCGCAGGTATGCGTCAAGGTGGCGGTATCGAAACAGAAGCAGGACTAGAAATGGAAGAAAAAAATCCGAATAAGCCAATCCCTAAAAAGGCAGACATCAACAAGGATGGAGAGATCCAAGGATGGGAAAAGGCACGACACGAAGCCATCCAAGAGACCGAAAAGAAAACTCAGATGGCGATGGGAGGCATGATGGGCATGATGGCAGATCCGTTTGCACCGTTTCAAGTCACCGTAGACATCGACGAAGAGTCAGGCAACGAAGTGCCTGCAGGTTCTAAAGAAGAAGAAGTCCGTGATGACATTCCTGCTATGTTATCTGAAGGTGAATACGTCGTTCCTGCTGATGTTGTTCGCTACCACGGCTTAAAAACTTTTGAAGAATTACGGTGCGAAGCAAAGCATGCGTTAGGCTTGATGGCTATGCATGATCGCATTTCCTATGTAGATGATGATACGAAAGAGCCTGTCGATTACGACATTGAAGAGAAAGACCTTCCTAAAGTTGAAAAGGCTGAAGTAGAAGTAGTCGAGGCGGCAGAAGGTACTGATGTACAGCCTGCAACTGACCCAACAACTTTCTACCAACTCCAGTATAAGACTGACCCTGTAACTGGCCAAGTGCGCATCGTTTATGTCGATCCAATGACTGGCCAAGAAGTTAAAGAAGAAGAATACGAACAGGAACGTGCTTCTCGCTTTGCTCCCCAGACTGTACTTCAACGTGAAGGTTTGATGGGTACCGAAGAGGAAGAGGCTGAGGAAGAAGAATGCCCTGAAGGATACGTTAAAGATCCTGAAACAGGGGTGTGCACTCCTCAGACAATTATTGAAGGTAGACAGTTTGTTGATACAGGCGGTGATGGCCCCGACAATGACGAAGGTCCTAGCACGGACCCTAGTCAGGGCATGTCTCAAGACGAAATAAATGCCGCTTTGGGTGCGGCAGTCGGATACGATCCAATTTCTGCTCCTGAAATTCCGGGTACATTAGGTTTGGTAGCTAAAGCTATAGAATTTGGTGTGAACGGAATTAAACAATACAACGCAATGAATGCAGTCCGTAAAGGTGAAAACTTAGGAGTAACTCCTTCAGGTGAGTATGGAGGATGGCGTAGCAACTTAGGTCCAAATGCAACAGCCGCTGTAGCCGCAACTGAAAATGCGGCGGCGGATGTCGCCTCTGGCAAAACCGGCCTTCAAGGCTCTCAGTTTGGATCTGTTGCTGAAGCAAATACCGTTGCCAATAGTGGCTGGGGTTCCGACGCACACTTTGATGCTATTGATAATCAGTTCGGCGGACTTTCTGAAACTCGTGGCGGCGGTACAGCCACTCCTGAAACTGGACCTACATCTGGTACTTCGCCCGGAAGACCCGGCGGAGAAGCAGGAGAACGTGATGGATCTGACTCTACCGGATCAGAATCTACTGGGGGAAGTAATCCCGCAGGAGACGTAGACAGCGGTCCGGGCAGTGGCTTTGGGTATGCTAAAGGCGGTATGCCAACTCGCAAAGTTAAGCCCCGTGTGGCAATGATGAACTATAAAGGAAACAAATAACATGGCACGTACTGAAGAACAAATGAAAAGTGAAATGACCGGCATGGCCGCACCTGAACCTGATATGCCAATGGAAGGTGGTATGGATGAGCCTAGTTCATTAACTGTAGATTCTATGGTCTCTAACTTCAATGCAATGGACCCCCAATTACAGGAAGCGATTAAGCCTCTGTTTTCTGGTGACGGTGTGATTGCAATGAACGAGCTACTGGGTGAACCCCTCGTGTCAGGTTTCGTTTCTCAGATTGATATGGATTCTCCAGAAGAGCCTGCCGCTCCAGCACCTGCACCTGCAACTCCTGCTACACCACAAGAAGGCATGATGGCCCCTGAAGCTACACCGATGGCAAAGGGCGGAATGTTGAATTCTCAAATGCAGGATATGGTCCGTCAAGGCATGTCCCCACAACAGATTCGCAATAAGTTGCGATAAGGCACTGCGCCTCTAAAGCAGACACATGGGCCACCCTCAACAGGCCCCCAGCTAAAAGGATAACCCAATGGCTAAATATAAGCGTAGAAATGACGATGATGTCGAAACTAATGCAACCGCTGAAAACTCAAATGCACAAGCTACTGCAGAAACTTCAGGATCTGAAGAAGAAACTTTTAAAAAGCGTTATGGCGATTTACGCCGCTATATGCAACAAACTGTCGAAGCTAAAGACAGGGAACTAGAAGATTTAAAACGGCTCGTCCAAGAGAAAGAAAAGGAAGAGTTTACCCTTCCAACATCGGAAGAAGAGATTGAAGAGTGGGCCAGTAAGTACCCACAGGTTGCTAAGATTGTCGATTCAATTGCACAGAAACGTGCCCGTGAAGCTTCACATGAAGTTGAGCAGAGCATGTCAGATCTCCGCAAGATGAAGACACAGCTAGAACGAGAGAAAGCAGAGCATGAGCTAAAACGCCTGCACCCTGACTTTGATCAAATCCGTTCTACAAAGCAATTCCACGATTGGGTTGGTCAACAGCCATCCTATTTACAGGATGCCCTGTATAAAAATGAGAATGACGCCATTGCCGCCGCACGGGCGATTGACCTGTACAAAGCGGACATGGGAATGATTGCTGAAAAGCGTTCTGATTCTGAATTGAAGAAAGAAGCCGCTAAAGCAGTTAAGAAAGGATCTTCCTCTTCACCCTCAGCACGGCCTGCTGGAGAGTGGAGTGAAAGCCGTGTTGCTTCGTTGAAACCACATGAGTATGAGAAGCATGAGGAAGCAATTATTGAAGCAATGCAAGCTGGTAAGTTCGTGTACGACATGACAGCCGGTGCAAGATAAATAAAAGTGTTGACTTTTTTAAATAAATACATACACCTTTATTTATTCTCATAATGCGGCCCCTACTCTAGGACAACCCGCAATAATAACAAGATTACAACCGTGTCAAGAACACCTTGCCTGTAATAAGCCGCTTCTTTATTTTACTTTGGCCGGTAGAATAAAATAAGCCACCTTATGAATGCAAGCCTCTGAAAGCGGTCAGACGTAATCTATTTAAATATAGACACATGCCTGACTAGGAGGTAACTACCATGGCATTTCAAACCGCCGCTGGTTACGGGAATCTACCAAACGGTAATTTTAGTCCTGTAATTTACAGCCAAAAAGTTCAGAAGGCTTTCCGTAAGTCTTCAATCGTAGAAGCAGTCACTAACTCAGACTACTTCGGTGAGATCGCTAACTATGGCGACTCAGTTCGTATCATCAAAGAGCCAGAAATCACAGTTAAAGAATATGCTCGTGGCGTACAGATTACACCACAAGATATCGACGACGAAGATTTCACGCTTGTTGTTGATCAAGCTCACTACTTTGCTTTCAAGATGGACGACATCGAAGAAGCACACAGCCACGTAAACTTCATGGATCTGGCAACAGATCGTGCAGGTTATCGTCTCCGTGACCAGTATGACCAAGAAGTTCTTGGCTATCTGTCTGGTTACACTCAGTCTGCGATCAACGCCGCCGCTGATACTGCAAACACTACAGTATCTGGTTCTAAGGCTGTTGACACTGCTGGTTCTGACGAACTGCTTGCTACTATGAAGTTGTTCAAAGCTGACTTCGGTAACATCACTACATCTGATACAGATGACGACGATTACGCAATTCCTGTTGCGGCACGTTTGCCGGGTGCGTCTACGCTCCCAACAGCAACTGCTTCACCTTTGCAGGTTATTGCTCGTATGGCTCGTTTGTTGGATCAGCAGTTTGTTGATACTGAAGGACGTTGGTTGGTCATTGACCCAGTATTCATGGAAATCTTGAAGGACGAAGATTCGCGTCTTCTCAATTCAGACTTCGGTGGTGCAGGTCTCCAGAATGGCTTGACCGTGAACAATCTGCATGGCTTCCGTGTATATGTTTCTAACAACCTGCCTAAGTTGGGTACTGGTGCTGGTACTACAGGTACTGCAAACCAGAAAGCCAATGCTGGTGTGATTGTTGCTGGTCATGACTCTGCCGTTGCTACTGCACAGCAGATCTCTAAGACTGAAACATACCGTGATCCAGATTCATTCGCTGACATCGTCCGTGGTATGAACCTGTATGGCCGTAAGATTCTTCGTCCAGAAGCTGTCGCTACTGCCCTTTACAACGCCGCTTAATAGGAGGATATTCTCATGGCTATACTTGACTTGACTGCATCCTCTACTCTAGGCGTAGGGGCTAACTCGATTGCGGCTTTACCATCAGCACAATCTACTGGTCATCCAATGCGGTTGATCGAAGGTGTCGTAGACTTTGCTCGTCTTTCTAACGCTGGAAACACTATCGCTAGTGGCGACGTATTCCAAGCATTGGAAATTCCTGCAGGGACTATGGTTCTGTTTGCTGGTGCTGAAGTTGAAACTGCAGTAAACGGTACAACTCCACTCGTTGACATCGGCTTTGCGGCTGGTGACACAATCATCGATGGTGGTGATGTTTCTTCTGCTGGATTCTTGGCCGCTGGTACTAACGGTGGACCTAACGATTCAGACGCTGGAACATTCACGCAGTTTGTATCTACAACTGATACGATTGACGTAACACTGTCAGTTACAGGTAACCCAACTGCTGGTGTTATCCGTGTCTACGCATGTGTTGTTGATTGTAACAGTGCAGGTTCTGCGGAAGGTACCGAAGTAGATCGTGACCAATTGGCCTAATCAGCCAACACAGGAAGGGGGCGAAAGCCCCCGACCTTTAATTTGTAAATACTCTGTTCCGGGCTATACCCACTTTCAACTTGATATCACTGATCTTGAGTATGGCCCAGACGCAGATGCTCGACGAGACCCAAGTATCGTTGAAGCAATCCATGCAAAAATTGCATCCGAAGGACTAAGGTGGCCTGTCATCGTTAAGAAAGGTGATAGAACGCCTTATTCTTGTTATATAGGCAACAATCGTGTTGCATACGCTGTCACTCATGGATATAACAGTATTACTGCAATTGAAGTAGCTACCTCAGTAGATAAACTTCACATTATGCAGTATTGCAAAAGAATTGATGAACATGGATTTGATAGCGAATAACGAAGTCCCTGACTTCCCATCTCAATTAATACATATAGATGATATTTATTGGAAGCTCGACGTAGCGTCTGAGATGGACCCCAAATTCCAAAAAGCATTGCACACATCCCTTGCTGAAAACGGGATGGAATGGCCGATCATTATTTGGCCAATTGATCATTACGCAGTGAACGGGGATTTTCCGAATCCTAAGTTTGCAGATGAATTGAAAGAACGAGCCAAGCCTTACGTATGCGGTACAGGAAGTAATCGCTGTAAGTTTGCAAACACAAAAGGTTATGATCGTATTTCTGCAATCATCATGACTACCCAAGATGAAATCAAGACAATCCGTAAAACGACTGTCATGCGATACCACGAGGATTTTTAAGAGTGGCCACATACTTAGCAATTACAAATGAGTTGCTTCGTCGTTTGAATGAAGTCACAGTTGCACAGGATGACTTTCTTAACGTACGAAACATTCAAGCTCTCGCTAAAGATGCCGTCAATGCCTCAATCAGAGGCATTTTGCAATCTGCACAGGAGTGGCCATTCACGCTTACAACTTATACAGAGACGCTGGTTGTAGGTACACAAGAGTATGATTTTCAAGCAGATATGTCTTCTGTAGATTGGGAATCGTTCTACCTTAAAAGATTAACTTCTGCAAATAACTATCCAACACAGTTAGATGTTTTATCGTACGCAGAATACTTAGATCGTTTCAGGGCAGAAGACGATGTGGGAGGCACAGGTGCCTATGCCGCACCTATTCGTGTGTACCAGACACAGGAAACTAAGTATGGCCTTAGCCCAATCCCTGATGAGACATACGAATTAGAATACAAGTATTGGTCATTTCCTGCAGATCTAACTGCTTTTGACGATACTCCTGTTATCCCTGACCGCTTTAGACATGTGATTATTGATGGTGCTATGGCGTACATGATGCGTTTTAGATCTAACGAACAGAGTGCCATGATCCATCAGAATAACTATAGTGATGGGATTGGTATGATGCGCCGTTTGTTGCTGGATGATCCGATTGACGTACGCTCTACCTATATCCTACCTAACTTTTATCAACGGGTGGTTAGCCGCTAATGGCTGATAATCTTGAGATATTCAAAGTCTATTGTGAGGGTGGCCTTAACACCAACCGTGACCTGCTGTCTCAGGGTGAACAACAACCCGGTAGTG